GGTTCTCACCAGCCGGTTCAAGACGTGGTCAATATTTGGGTATTACTGGATTGGCATATACACCAAATAAATCACAGCGTGATACACTTTACAAAGTTGATGTCAACCCTGTTGCTAATATCCCTGGACAAGGTACACTTCTCTATGGTGACAAGACAATGCTTGGACGTCCTTCAGCATTCGATCGTGTCAACGTACGTCGTTTGTTCCTTATCCTCGAAAGAGCAATTGGTAGAGCAGCTCAACAAGTATTGTTCGAATTCAATGACGAGTTTACTCGTGCCGAATTTGTCAATATCGTAGAGCCTGTCCTACGTGAGGTACAAGGTAGACGTGGAATTACAGACTTCCGTGTAGTCTGTGATGAAACAAACAACACTCCTGCAATTGTCGATCGCAATGAGTTCATCGCAAACATCTTCATCAAGCCAGCACGTTCAATCAACTACGTAACACTTAACTTCGTAGCTGTAAGAACTGGTGTTGACTTCGAAGAAGTTGTAGGCACAGTTTAAGGAGGTAGGATAAAATGGCTGTTCTCGGAGTAGACGATTTTAAGTCAAAACTGAGAGGTGGCGGTGCACGTCCCAACCTCTTTAAGGTAACAATTAACTTTCCTGGTTTCGCCAACGGCGATGCAGAACTTACATCATTCTTGGTGGAAGCTGCTGCATTACCAGGATCAACCTTCGGTATCATTCCGGTTTATTTTAGAGGAAGAATTCTAAAAATGGCTGGTGATAGAACATTTGCTGAATGGTCAACGACCATCATCAACGATACCGATTTTGCAGTCCGCGATGCTATTGAGCGTTGGATGAACGGTATTAATGCACACTCTGCAAATACTGGTCTAACAACACCGATTGCATACGAAGCAGATCTTAAGGTTGATCAGCTTGATCGTAACGGAGACGTTTTGAAGAGTTACACCTTCCGTGGTGCATATCCTCAAGACTTGTCAGAAATTGCGTTATCATATGCTGATAATGATAATATTGAAAGATTCACATGTACTTGGGCATACCAGTACTTTGAGTCAAACACTACAGACTAAATAAATAGTAGTAGGAGCCGGGTCTTCTCGGCTCCTCTCTCTAGTTTAAGGATTTAATATGGCAGAACAACCAGCAGGACAAGATGGCATTAAATTATTTGGCTTTGAAATTAAACGCGCCAAAAAGAAGGAAGAAGATAAAGCTCCTTCAATAGTTCCGCCACGAGATGACGAAGGTGGTAGTTATGCAACCGCATCCGGTTCCCACTATGGTCAATATCTCAATCTTGGTGATGATGATTCAAAGGACAACTATCAACTCATTATGAAGTATCGTGGTAATGCGATGCATCCTGAAGTTGATATGGCTATTGAAGATATCGTAAATGAATCAATTACAGGATCTGAATTAGAACAAACTCTTGATATTAACATGGAAGATGTTGAAGCTCCTGATAGAATTAAGAAAGTAATTAAAGAAGAATTCGATAATATTTATGGTATGCTTAACTTTAAAGAGCTAGGTCATGACATTTTTCGCCGTTGGTATGTCGATGGTCGTATGTATCATCACTTAGTGCTTAATGAAGCAAATCCAAAAGAAGGCATTGTTGAAGTTAGACCTATTGATGCTGCTAAAATGCGCAAGGTTAAAAAGGTTAAGAAGAAAAAAGATCCTAGTACCGGTGCAGATATTATTGAAAAGACTGAAGAGTTCTTTATTTTTCAAGAAAAACCTGGTTCTTCTACAAACGGCGTAAAGATGACTCCTGATTCGGTGAGTTATGTAACATCGGGTTTGTTATCTGAAGATCGTAAAAAGATTATTTCATTCTTACATAAAGCATTGAAGCCTATTAATCAGCTTCGTATGATGGAAGATGCACTTGTTATCTATCGTTTGGCTCGTGCGCCTGAGCGTCGTATTTTCTATATTGATGTCGGCAACTTACCACGCGGTAAGTCAGAACAATATATGAAAGACATTATGGCTAAGTATCGTAACAAGCTTGTGTATGATGCAAAGACTGGTGAGATACGAGATGATCGTAAACACATGTCTATGCTCGAAGATTTTTGGTTACCAAGACGTGAAGGCGGTAGAGGTACCGAAATCTCTACACTTCCAGGTGGTGAAAATTTAGGACAAATTGAAGACATTGTTTATTTTCAAAAGAAAGTATATAAGTCATTAAACGTACCTATCAATCGATTAGAACAAGAATCACAATTCTCTCTCGGTAGATCTACTGAAGTCAATCGTGATGAGTTAAAGTTCCAGAAGTTTATTGACAGACTTCGTATGAGATTTGCACATCTTTTCTATGGTATTCTGAAAAAACAACTTATCCTTAAAGGTATTTGTACAGAAGAAGATTGGGAAAGCTGGAAGAATGATATTACGGTAGACTTTGTAAAAGACAACCACTTTACAGAGTTACGTGATATTGAAGTACTTCGTGAAAGAGTACAAACACTTGATATGGTTCAAAACTATGTAGGTGATTATTATTCTAAAGAATGGGTACAAAAGAATGTACTCATGCTTTCTGATGAAGATATTGAAAAAATGAAAAAAGAAATAGATGGTGAAACTGAGGAAGAACCCGAAGAAGAGCCACAAGAAGTACCACAGCAGGAAGAACCTCCTACTGATGGTGGACAAAAACATAGTATTGATATTAATGTAAAAGGAAATAACTGATGAGTGAAGCAGAAGCACAAGTAATGGCACCAGAACCTGAAACAGATGAGTTGCCACCACCGCATATCCAAGATATGATTCAGCATGCCATGGAAAATGAATTTACAAAAGCTAATAACATCTTTGATGATCTAATGACAGTAAAATTAAATGATGTGTTAGATCAAGAACAAATTCGTATGGCAGATCAAATCTATAACGGAGTTGAAGATGAAGAAGAGATCGATCCTGATGACGAACAACTCGAATTTGACCTTGAAGGAGAAGGCGAGCTTGAATCGGAGGAACAGGATGATGAGGAAGATGACGAAGTCGAAGATAACATCGACGAGGATGATGATGACGAAGGACTCGAATTAGAAGACGAAGAAGAAGAAAATTCTTCTGAGTAAAAAGTAATAAAAGTATAAATAACATAGTGAAATGAAAACTTTTACAAAACTAAGAGAACTTACCGGTAGAAAACCTGAAGGCCAATTAGTGGTCAATAAAAAATTAGGTAGAATACAGGTAATGGTCTATAAAGAACAAAATGGGTTTGTCGCCTATATTGATGGTGACAGACTTGATCGTTATAGATCAAAACGAGAAGCAGAAAAAGCTGCTACAGAATTTATAAAGGTAATTAAAAAATGAAGCTGATTGCTGAATATGTCGATGAACAATTAGAAGTAGTCACAGAAGCTACAAAAGATGGCGGTAAAAAATACGCTATTGAAGGCGTATTCATGTCAGCCGAACAAAAGAATAGAAATGGTCGGATATATCCGAAAGCCGTTATGGAAGGTGCAGTTAACAAATATGTTGGTGACCAAGTATCCAAAGGGCGGGCTGTAGGTGAACTAAATCACCCAGAAGGGCCGACTGTTAATCTAGATAAAGTTTCTCACAAGATCGAATCCCTTGATTGGAAAGGTAATGATGTTGTGGGTAAGGCGACTATTTTGGAAACTCCTATGGGACAGATTGTTAAAGGTTTGTTGGACGGAGGAGTCAAACTAGGCGTATCAACTCGTGGAATGGGAAGCCTCGAAAATCGTGGTGGCGCCATGGTTGTTAAACCAGACTTTCTACTGAATGCAGTAGATATTGTTCAAGATCCATCTGCTCCTAGCGCTTTTGTTAATGGAGTTATGGAAGGTGTTGAATGGGTATGGAACAACGGCATCATTGAAGCTCAGGCTATTGAAAAGATTGAGACTGAAATTAAGAAAGCTCCTCGCGCGGATCTCTATGAGACACAAGTTCGTGAGTTTAAGAATTTCCTCTCGTTGCTCAAATCTAAATAAAAGGAGTCAATAATGACTGAAGATCAAATCCAAGATCAGGAAGTTGAACTCCATGACGATGACAACGATGTCGTGGAAGAAGCTCACGATCCTAAAAATGCTGAAGCACAATCAGTAGCTGCTACCGACAAAGCCGGTGAAGCTACTAAGAAAGCTCCAGCACGTAAAGGTGATAACACAAAGCAAGATCCAATGCCTAAGACAAAAGCTGCTATGATGTCAGCTGCTGTCGGCGCAATGCAAGGCATGTCAAAGGAAAAGCTTGGTGGTGTATTGGCTACACTTACAGCTGGTACTGATCCAGAAGCTTTTGATGGAGACACAATTGCTGAATCACCTGAGCTTGATTATAAAGCAGATTTTTCAGAAGACCTAAATGCATTGGTTTCTGAAGAAGCTACTTTGTCTGAAGAGTTCAAAGAAAAAGCAGAAGTCATTTTCGAAGCAGCTATTAAATCAAAGCTTGCTGAAGAAATTGATCGTCTCGAAGAGAAATACAACGAAGAATTGGCTGAAGAAGTTGAATCTACTAAAGCTGATCTCGTTGAGAAAGTCGACAGCTATCTTAACTACGTAGTTGAGAACTGGATGGAAGACAACAAACTTGCCGTCCAAACTGGCCTTCGTACTGAAATCGCAGAGAAGTTCATGAACAGCTTGAAAGATCTGTTTACTGAGTCTTACATTGAGGTTCCAGAATCAAAGGTTGACCTAGTTGACGAAATGTCTGCTGAAATTGCTGAGCTTGAAGAAGCACACAATACTGCAGTAACAAAATCACTTGAAATGCAGGAAGAGTTGGAATTATTGAAGCGTGATGCTATCATCCGTGAACATTCTTCAGATCTTGCTGAAACTCAAGTTGAAAAACTCAAAGATTTGGTTGAAGATGTAGATTTTGAAGACGAAGAAACTTTCTCTAAGAAAGTGGCTACCGTTAAAGAATCATACTTTACCAAAAAAGTAACTGAGTCTGCTGACATTGAAGAAGAAGATGAAGGTGATACACCTGTAATTGAATCTTCAACTATGGCTCAGTATCTCTCCGCAATCCAAAAAACAACTAAGAAATAATTTAGGAGTCCAATAAAAATGCAACAGCAAGTATCATACGATAAGCTGATCGAGAAATGGGCACCTGTACTGAACGAAGAGTCAGCAGGCACCATTAAAGATCATCACCGGAAAGCAGTCACTGCTGCTATTCTGGAAAACCAAGAGCAAGCAATGCGTGAAGAGCAAATGATCACGGAAGCTGCTCCAACAAACAACACAGCCAATGCCGCTAACTGGAACCCAGTTTTGATTGCATTGGTACGTCGCGCTATGCCAAATCTGATGGCATACGATATGTGCGGTGTTCAGCCAATGTCAGGTCCAACAGGTTTGATCTTCGCAATGAAGTCAACCCATGAAACAACCAAAGCAGGCGTATCAGCTGGCGACGAAGCTCTCTTTAACGAAGCTCCAGTCGGTTACTCAGGTGATTCAGCAACAACTGCTAACGGTGCTTCAGGTCCATCAGGTCTGACTGGTGTTTCTGATTCAGCAATGCCAACCGCCGGCGCTCCATATGCAGGTGATCCATACACAACAGCCGAAGCTGAAGCTTTGGGTGACGGTGTTGGTGAAGACTTTGCGGAAATGGGCTTCACCATTGAGAAGGCAACAGTCACAGCGAAAAGCCGTGCACTGAAAGCTGAATACTCACTGGAACTGGCTCAAGACCTGAAAGCAATCCATGGATTGGACGCTGAAACAGAACTGGCTAACATTCTCTCAACAGAGATCATGGCTGAAATCAACCGTGAAGTTATCCGTACTGTTAACGGCCAAGCTAAGATTGGTGCTTTGACTTCAAACACTGCAGTCAATGGTATCTTTAGCTTGAACACAGATGCAGACGGTCGTTGGTCAGTTGAGAAGGTCAAAGGCCTGATCATCCAGCTCGAGCGTGAAGCAAACATTATTGCTAAAGAAACTCGTCGTGGTAAAGGTAACTTCATGATCTGTTCGTCAGACGTAGCATCAGTGCTGTCTGCATCAGGCATGTTGGATTACACACCTGCAATGTCAACTACCCTAAATGTTGATGACACAGGTAACACCTTTGCTGGTGTACTTAACGGTCGCATGCGCGTCTACATTGACCCATATGCAACAACCGATTATGTCAACATTGGCTATAAGGGAACTAACCCATACGACGCTGGTCTCTTCTATTGCCCATACGTTCCACTAACAATGGTACGTGCGGTTGGTGAAGATAGCTTCCAGCCGAAGATTGGCTTTAAGACTCGCTACGGAATGGTATCAAACCCATTCGTAGACACAAGCAATATGTCTGGTCGTGACGGTCTGGCAACAGCTCGTACAAACCAGTACTATCGCTTGTTCCGTGTTGACGACATCCTCGTCTAAAAACAATAATAAAAATAATAAACTGAGGCAGCTTCGGCTGCCTCTTTTTTAACTTGGAAAACGTATAAATAGTACATGGCAACTTTAACAGAAAATTTTAACTACTTACAACCTACCAGTTTTAAGTTAGTTATTGATAGAAGAAATTATCCTAACCTGGAATTCTTCTGCCAAAGTGTTACACATCCTGGTATGTTATTAAATCCGGTTGAGTTGGGAATACCTCGACTCGCTGGGTTACCTATCCCAGGTGAATCACTTACATTTAATGAATTATCTACGAATATTATATTAGATGAAAACCTAGAAGGTTATTCAGAAATGTATAATTGGATTCTACGTCTTATAAATAACAATATGGGATCAAGTGGTAGAGGAAGTATTGCCACAGACACAAACACTCCAACCTATGCAGATATAACATTGTCAATTCTTTCAAGTCACAATAATCAAACAAAACAAGTAAGATATTTGGATTGTATTCCAACATCACTTGGTGACATTCAATTTGAATCAACTGCAGATGGTCAGACTTTTATTACATTTGCAGCATCATTTAGATTTAATTACTTTAAGTTGGTATAAATGGCAGAATCAAAAGCAAGACTTATAGCAGGTAATTTTACTACTACAGGAACACCAGTTGGTGGTGGTGGAGGCGGTGGTGTAGACTCTGCTAGCACATTATCATTGGTTGGTTTTGAAGCAGATGTGTTCAGAGTAAATAATGATAATATCTCTATAAGCCATACAATTGATTCTGCAGACAGAGCAATGTCAGCGGGCCCAATTTCTGTTGACAGCGGTGTTACAATAACTGTAAACGGATATTGGAGTGTAGTATGAGTCAATTAAATATTGATACTATACAGAATAAATCAGGTGGTCCAGTCACGCTGACTCAACAAAATGCGTCGAAAGCATACGTGGTTCAAAATGGAACTGGAACCCCATCTGCATTTGGTTCATTAAATTTGTCTAGTATAACTGACACCGCATCAGGTAAGTATGAACATAACTGGATAAATAATTTTGCTAATGTAAATTATGGTTATGTGGCTAGTGGACATGCATCTGGAACAGCCTGGTTGCACAGCATATATACTGGAGATCCGGATGCATCTAATAGACTTACTGGTTCAACAAATATTCAACATGCAAACACCAGCCAGGTTTTAACTGATGCAGATATTACTAATTATGTAGCCAATGGAGACCTCGCATGACTGGTGTGATTAAAGTTAACGAACTCCAAGGTAGATCTGCTGTAGATAATATTACAGTAACTGATGGTTCTGCGACTATGCAGTTGCAGCGGGGTTTGGCGAAGGCGCTGGCGCAATATTTTGGTCAAACCAATGTATTACAATCAGGATCATTAAATCACTCATCAATTACAGATGATGGAGAGGGATTATATGACCACAACTTTACTAATAATTTTGCAAATACTGTTTATATAGTAATAGGGGAAAGTCAGCGATTTATCACTACATCAACATTACATAATTATGGTGTGCAAGATGGTCCAACATCAGCAGTTCTTAGAACAACAAGTTTTTGTCCGATGGATTCTCATTATGTAAATTCTGGTATTAATAGAACAAACTTTGATTTTGATCTAAATGATTTTACAGCGTTTGGAGACCTCGCATAATGGCTAGTATAATTAAAGTAGAAACACTACAAGATACCGATGGCAATAATGCAGTGGGTATGCAGTATGTCGCGAATGGTGTAGCAAAGTATTTCATTCATTTCGGAATGAATGACTTTGTAATTGATCAGTCATTTAATAGTTCATCAGTTACAGATGAAGGCGTTGGACATGCTAGATTAAATTTTACAAATAATATGTCTGCGCCAAGATATTCGTTTAGTGGATCAACAAATGCTTACACCCTAGATAATACATTTGGTAGTCATCATGCTGGTATCGGAGTTGATTATGATGCATGTACAGTCAAATCTCCTACTAATGCTTTAGGATATAATGCATATCATAGTTCAGCATCAATTGATGCATTAGTTAATACTTGTCAGACATTTGGAGACGTTGCGTAATGCCAGTAAGTAGAAATAGAGATATCGCAACGATACTTGGAAGATCCGAGGCAGCAAATAGTTCGAACACTGCATTAGGCACTGGATCTGGTGGAGGAGGAGTAGACTCTGCAGGAACTTTAACTCTTGTAGGTATTGATGGTATCGTAAGAGAACATAGTCATACAGTATCTGCAAACTATACTCTTGATTCTGCAAAGAATGGATTGGTTGCTGGTCCTATCTTTATAGATAGCGGTGTAACAGTAACAATTAACGATAGCGCAACATTGGTGATAGCATGAGTACACTACACGCAAATACAGTAGAGACATCAACTGGTGGTCCAGTCACGCTAACTAATCAAGCTGCGGCAAAAATGTACATTAATTTTAATGGCACAGGAACTGTTGCAATTAGAGATGATCTTAATATATCGACACTTGTAGATTTAGGTTCAGGTGATTATCAACTTAATTATACAACAAATTTTGCAAATATAAATTATGTAATGAATTATGGCCAAAAAAATGCAACCTCTGGAAGAATTATGGTAAATGGTGGTGGAACTAATCAAGCAGATCCTACAACTTCTAGGTCTGAGATAATGGCATATCGCGAACATTCTTCTTTAGCTGGCAGCTTTGATCCACAATTTGTATATGTTACAGGTTACGGAGATCTCGCATGACCGCAGCAAGATTACAGAGTTTGGGTGGTCAACTCATAAGACCTGATATATGTGCATTTGCTGTGTATCTTGATGGTCCACAGACTTCGATGAATGCATTTAATTTTACTTCGCCAACGAGTGGTACAACAGTTCCTTATAACTTATATGGCACTGAAATATATGACCATGGTGGAGATTATGATTTAGCAAATAATAAATTTATTCCTCCAGTCGCAGGACTTTATCATTTCAGTTATAAATTAAGAGTTCAAAGTGTTGCTGCAAGCAATTATGCTATTACAGGTTTAAGAGATATTGGATATACTGGTAATGGCGGTGCAAATAGTGAACATTCGGGACGAACCGCTAGTGATGTTCTTTATTCACAAACTTATATGATTGATGATGATGGTACTAATACTCAGGTTTTTTTTACACTTAATCATAGTATGGCATTAAAATTAAATAAAGGGCAAGAAATAGAACACTGGATTAGAATTCAATCTGATACATCAGTAACTTTGTCAGATAGAGGATGTCAATTTAGTGGATATTTTGTAGGATAAGATATGGCATACGGTAAAATAGTAGCAGATCAGATTCAGCATAGTTCAGTAGGTTCTGTGGATACACAGTACGCTGTGAAAGGAACCGCAAAGTCGTTGTGTTCTTGGGCAAACTCTGCTAACAGTAATTCAATTTTGGATGGAAGTAGTCTTAATGCTTCATCAGTAGCAGATGACGGTGTTGGAATATTTACTATAACATATGTAAATAATTTTTTAAGAACAGGAAAATTTAATTATGGTACATCAATGCATCTTACAACTATCGATATGGCTGTATACGGTATTGCAGCAAGGTCAACATCGACTGATCAGTACACCGCATGCGATGCTACTGGACCAACAGATTCTGA